AACTACTACTTTATCAAGTAGCCCATCATAAGGTGCAACAAATGCGATATATTCATTACTACTTGAAGCTGAATCTCTTTCACTAATATACCCTGTTAATGGAAGATAATCTTTATTGGCATTTGAAGCATTCCATCCTACATTCATAATGTGTCTTATATATCTAGTATAGTCTACATAAGCTTTAATTGATTGTTGACTTGCAATATGAGCTGCAGAATTAGAAGCCATATCATCTTCATCTTTTATGCATCCACCTGCTAATCTTCCATCTGTTCTATAAGAAGCCAAGGCAACCCAACTACCACTTGAATATGATTGTAACTCTAAATTCCCACCATTCACTGCTATTAATCTCCATTTATCTGCATTATCATCTCCCTCGTCTGCCCAAATATTTATAATACCTGATTCAGCTTCACCACCAGATACTGTTAATTGATCATCAGGGGATATAGTATTTACCCCTATACTGCCTCCTCTTGTAACTGACATAGTATTTATATGAGCAGGATTCTTATGCTCATCAGGGTTAAGAGGTGAGCTACTTAAAGGTATATAATGCTTTCTATTAGCAAATCTAACTACTAATTGAAGACCTTTACCTTGAACATTTTCTATACTCATCGCAGAATTAGATGCTTGAGCATATTTACTAATGCTAGTTTTTAATGCTTCTCTCATAATACTAAAATAATACTAAACCTTTCATTATATCTAATCATTTCGTGTTTACTGTTAAAATTTATTTGTCATTCTATAAATTATACTTATACCTTTAAAAGGATATAATGCTGATATTTGACCCATAAACTTTAAATAGAGTTCTTTAACTTTACATGAAGAACTTGGTTTATATTCAGTTTGATAAGAATCTCCCCCTGATTGTAATTCAAGAACAATATTGCTTTGGTCTTCATCTCTAGCCTGTAAAGTTGGAGAAGTTCCTCCTCCATGAACTATTATTTTATATATTTTTTTTATTCTTCCTGGCTCTCCATTAGTAAAAGCAGGAAACTCTATTGAAGGTTGGCTCGAATATCCATTAGAAACTGTTTGATCATGAAACCAAGTATCGCTATTAAAGCTATAGTAGCATGCAATAGACTCACTCCCTGAAGATCCTCCAAATTTTAACCACCTTCTTTCTTTATTATATTGTAATTGTTCTTGAGCTGCGCTTGACAAGAGCACTCTATTACTATTTAAATCTCTAACTTCTTGTCCATTAAAATAATATACAGATGGAGCAAAATCATAGCTTGTTCCTTGATAACTAGCATCTTCAAAAGCATTAGTTAGATTCCCTCCTAACCATACTACTCCTTCTTCACATTGACATGAATGAACTTTATGTTCTAATCCATAGCCTTTCATTTCTTTAACAATAAGATCTTTATTAACATCAAATAGAATTAATTCATTTTGAGTAAAGTACATTAATATATTACCTGTGCCGTACATAGCAGAACAAGGTCCACTTAATAAAGACCCACTAGGAGCAGTTGTACCATACTTTGTCATATCTATCCAATTATCTGAAGGCCATATATCAGGTTGTCCAGGTACATTTCTATATATATAACCATCTTTAGCTACATAAGTTACTAGACCAATAGTAGTTTTAGCCTCTACTAATGAAAATATCCCTACAGAAGAAGAAACATCTAAAATCCCTACATCACTTGGGTATCCACTATTCATTTCAAATGAAGAAGCAGAGGGAGGTTCTTCTATATTTATATAATTATTAGTTGGTGTACCTGTCTGATCTACAGGTCTAGGTAATACTTTATCAGCAGCATCATAATCAGTTAATATTAAATCGCATAAATGTATATAGCCTGTTTGACTCTGATATCCCTGCCCTTCTGTTCTAGCGTAATATACTCTTCCACATATTTTACCTTCATAGTCACTATCAAAATGCTCAGGATGTCCAGGGTCATCTGCTCCGTCTCCACTATGAGTAAAAGTAAATTTACCCTTAGAGTCTCCACTCATATCTACATTAGTACAATTAGCAGCAGTTTTAAACGCTTGTAGAGGCCCTTCCTCTATAATACCATTACCTAGATCTCTACACACTGTATATCTAAAACTATATCCTCCATCTTCCCAAGACAAAGTATCTGTTGGGCTATCTACATCTGCTATAGCAATATCTAAAGCTGCAGTATTAGAAGGACTTGAATGACCTATGCCTATATCTAAATCTTTATAAAGATTGGATATATTACCACTGGTTACAACATTCCCATCATCAAAAGTAGGATAATCTTCAGCTCTTGATATAGTCCCTGCATTGTCAAAATGTACTTTGTTAGCTGTTCTAACTTGCTTTTTAGGAAGCAAATCAATATCTAATCCATTAGAACTATGATTCATGCCTCCTTTAAAGTCAAACATAGAGAAACTCTGTTTAGGCATATCTATATATTATCCTTATATTTGGAATAGATGTATTATATTTCCAACTATATTTAATTTTAACTTTCATTATCTATATGCAAAGAAAAATTGTAATTGACCACTTGTCCCTACATTTACATTATCTGAAGCAGCTCCAAGAATACCTTTTACACTACTGCTAGGATTAAATATAAATCTAATATAAGGTGCATATACATTAGTAAGATCTGCAGTAAATACATGGACCTCTGCTACATCTGGGGTAGTATCTGTAGATATGTCCACAGTCTGAGTAAAATCGCTTCCATTATGTGATAATTGATATCCGAGATGAGCTTCTACATTAGCAAAAGCTGTCTTTACTTCAACTCCTACAACAATCTTTTTATTTTCTATAGGATCTACGCTAGTATCTATAGCCGCTGAAACTATAGTGTCTCCAGTATTAGCTAAAGCTGAAGTTGTAGAAGATGTCCTAACTGTATATCCAGCAGTTGTACTACTAGCAAAAGCTGAAGCTGTTGTAATAGCCATATTTTACCTCCTTAAAATATTTTCCATTTTAAATTAATTACACTCTTAAGCACATCAAGTACTTCTTTCATAATCTTTTTCTTCTCAGCAGCAGTTACCTTTTTATCAGCATATGCTTCTTCAAGAACTTTAGCTACATCACCTATCTCTTTCATCATAGTTTTATACTTAGCAGCCATCATTGTAGCTACACCTGCTATGATTAAAGCAATTAGGTAAAATAGATTTGACCAGCTAAAAAAATCTAACATATATTCTCCTTTAATTTGTCCATGAATTAATTTCGTCTTCTTTAAATTCCATTGTTACCCATCCTGTCCTAACTATTGGATAGAATGAGTATCTTGCATAGTCAGCGTAGAGCAAGAAACTTCCTCCTCTACAAAACCATCTTCTGTGGAAAGCTTCTTTATCATTCTCAATACGTAGAGAATGCATAGGTTTAGCATAGAGCTGATGATTATGACCAAGAAAAAATACATCTCCTTCAGAGTATACTGCAGCCATTTTCTCAAGTTCAGTATCTCCATTTTTTGCTCCACTTTTGCCATGTCCTGATACTAAATTCCAATTCTTACCATTAATATTTATCTTAGTATACCCAGGTAACATAAAATACGGTACACCAAGTCTTTCAGATAGTACTTTGCTAACATCAAAACCGAGTATATTGACAGACCTAATATAGTCATGGTTACCGCCACGAATAAAAATAAGCTTATCAGCAATCTTCTCAATACTTCGCACAAAAGATAAATGCTGGTCATCAGGCTCCATCTCTTGTCCTCTTTGAGGGATTTTATAGTTTGGTGGTATAAACTCAATATTATCTCCATTTAAAAACCACCTAGCATTAGGATCTGCATATACTTCCTCTATTAATTCATTAAATTTTTTCTTATCAAACTCATTAGCACCATGATGTACATCTGTAGCTCCATGTATTCTTAAAGGCTTTTTAGAGTTAACACTAAGCACTTCTCCTGGAGTAACTTCATAAGTACTAACTTCAACTTCTTCATTACTAAACTTATGAGAAAAATATTTCTTACAATCATTGCATCTATAAGCTTGACACTTCTCCTTGTGACGATTTAATCTTGTTCCATCTTTTTTTATATAATCTGAGCCACAATATGGACATATCATACACTCTCCTTGTTAGCTTTTAAAAAATGTTCTACTGTTCCCTTACCTAGATTTGTATTATAAACTCTTTTCCAATACTTAGCTTGATCTTCCTTATCTGATGCTTTAGGTATAGGAAAGGGGTCACGCTTGTATTTTAACCTGCAAAATGCTACCTGTAAGGCGATATTAGCCTTTACCCTATACTCACTATCATCATCAGCATATCCTAAGTCTTTAAGCGTATGTAAGATAGGTTTTCTAAATGCTACATAATTAGTCATTATATCTTTCATAGTAGCAGGTTCTAGTTGGAAGAATCCAATAGCTGGTCCATCACCCATTTGAGAGAGATGTCTATAACCAGTTTCAGCCATACCTGTAGCATAAATAAGAGATGATGCATCTTCTGAATAAAGACCCATCTTCTTTAATGTCCAATCAATAATACTTTTTATATCTTCTTTCATTTCTTCCTAATCTTTTTAGTTAAATAAATTATTTGTAATATCCCTACAGTAATCCCAATATAAAATGGTATCCACTCTGTAAAACATACTGTCATTGTCCCATAAGAATATAATGTTGTTCTTAAACTATCCATAAATACCACACTCCTTTAAAGCTCTACATAATCTTGTTATTCCAATGCCCATCCCATATCTAGGTACAAAATCTAATGATAAATAAGTATTTAATTCTTGCATGACTCTCTCTTTGCCAAATAGATCAAATAGCTTTTGAGAATATTCTCCGTTAGATATTGACATGAAATTATCATACATCCTTTGCCTATCACATGACCTAGAGGCTGAACCTATCGTTTCTTGACCTGCCAGAATTACATCCACTTTTTCGTATAAATGGTCTCTATGATGATTCATATTAAAGAAGGGGTTGGCTCTCTCTGGGAAGTATTGAAGTGATATTACATCTCCATAGTCTTTCCTCATTTTACTCTCATGTTTGCCTTCTATTATATCTATATCATATTCAAGGCACACATGTTCATATAACACTTCACTTGGATTCTTAAATCCTAGATAGTCTAGTAACTCTGCTTGAAACTTTATCATATCTTCCATTCCACCAAAGGATTCGATTTCAAATAAAGGAAAGGTTAAGCAATGCCTTCCCTCAATAGGATTAGGCTCATCACGATAACTGGTACTCATGCAATACACACCCTTGTAGTCTTGATTTTGGAGAATTTCATTCTCTAGTGTCATCTGAGACGATTGAATCATGGGATGAACCTTTCCACCGATTTTAAAGGTTGCAACAGTAGAAGGATCTTCGCAAGCAGACATTATATTCAACCTAGATTGAGCTGGTACTTCAATAAAGCCTTTATCTTTAACAAAATCTCTTAAAAGAGTAATAGCGTAATTATACTCAAGAGTCTCTTGCATTAGATATCCTTTACATGTTTACTTAGAAAAAAAATTCCATACAACAACAATCCAAACAATACATAATCAAGCCACATTAATGTGTTCCTCCATTCATTCTTCCTTTAACAAAATTTAAGTCATCAGTAATGTCATTCATTTCTTGTATTAAAGATTCATGTCTTCTATCCCTAATATCATCAGACTTATTCCATCTATCAATTAATTTGATAGTAATATCTTCTATTTCTTGTAGTTTACCCATTAGAGTTTTCTGTAAAAACATTATTTGGCCAGCAAATAAAACTACCATTACTCCTATTGTACCATACTCTGCAAATACTTCAACCATTTTAATCCTCCTTTTTTAAGGTAAAATTAAAAAGATTTACTAAATCAAAGTTGTTACAAGTGTCACAATTATTCACTTGTCCACTCCGACTTTGCTAGTTCAATTAATATTTGACCATGAGTATATGCAGTCATTCCATATAAGCAGGTAGGTTTATTCCCTTCATATTTTAATATAGCTTTAGTGTTATCATTATTCTTTCTTAAGGTATCTACAGAGGTTTGAATAGTGTTATCCACCATTTCCTGTAACTGTTCATCTGTATAAGATGCTAGTGTTATAATAACCCATTTTCTATTTGAATACTTACTCATGATGGTACATTCGTGCTATAATCTGTAGCAGCATCCATATTTGTCATAGTTGCATCGTTACTATTGCCAGACATATCATATATCGTTGTCCCTGAAGCGGCTTCCGTTCCATCACCCATCCTGTACCACGCTTGTAAGTTAGCGGCATTATCGTAATTTCCTAGATTTTGAGATATATCAAAAGGTACTCCAGAGTTATATAAAGCAGAGACTGCATCAGCGTCTAATGCTTCATTCCAAATACCAACTTCATCTATCTCTCCATGAAAACAATCACCTGTTCCATTCTGAAAGTTTCCTATCCTAAGTTCAAAGTTACCGTAATTTGTTGAATTAGATGTATGTGTAGGAAATTCATCACTATCAGTTACAGATTTATTAACACCATCTATATAAATTTTAGCCCTAAGTTTATTTTGAACAGATACTGTGCTATCAGTTTGCGTCCCATCAAATACGCAAACAATGTGATACCAAGTGTCTGCACTTGATAAATCAGCATTAGTTAACCTAAGTCTACCTCCTTCATCAGAGCCAGAACCATTTTCAACCCCAAAATCCATCTTACCATCTTGACCTATTTTAGCGTATGTTCTGTGGTGGTCTGAATCGTGCTTTCCAAATAAACCATTCTGTCCTGAAGTACTTAAATCTTCTTGATAAACCCACATTGATATAGTGAATTTTTGAACATTTTTAAGATGAGTATTTAATGTCCCCGCTTCAAGGAAATCATCCGTAGAGTCAAATGATAGTGAATATTTATTTTCAAATCCACCAACATATGATGGACTTACTAAGCTATTTCCTAAACCTAGCATATTATCCTCTATAAGCGATTACAAGACCAGATGCTAATTGAAACTGAGTCCACCTACCATAAATTGTAACTCCTTTTGGAAAAGTTTCTCCATCTATTACATCTCCCCCACTATCTGCAATGTCAGTACCTGTACCTGCATCATCAGGCCACATTTGCTCTGTTTCCGCTGAAAGACCTCCTACTCCAGAAGCAAATACAGTATCTTCTAAAAATGTTATTGCTACAAATACTCCATTATTGCAAGTAACTCCTCCTGTACCTGTAACAAAAATAGCTCCTGCTTGACCTAATCCTACATTCCCACTCTCTACTACACTATATTTTTGTAATGTTGCCATTTTTTGTCTCCTAAGTTACGATGCCTTACCGAGCTTGACAATTCTCATGGGCATCTTGGTTAATTAATTATTGCTAAAGTGACTAAATCCTTGCATTCTTCTAGGACCTATCACTTTGTTTGATTCATGCTTCTCTACCATTCTTCTAAATTCTCTCATAAAATATTCTTTCCCCTCTATATTACCTGCATCTTCAGCATATCTAGCTTTTAAATAATAAACTAAAGCATTACCTTGATATCTAGTAACATCAACTTCAAAAGATTCATCTTGCATTACTTCAATATTTTCATATACAGAAAGCTGCTCATGGAAAGCATTATATATAGTAACCTCATCACTACCTCCATCAGTTGCAGTAGCTGATGTTTCTGTGTAATCTCCATCAGTATCTATACTTATCTTTTGATTTAAAGTGATTTTCCCTGAAGTATCATTTGATGTCAAAGAAAATAATCCACTATTATTGCCGTGAGCTGCATCTGTTATAAAAATATGAGGATTAGCTCTAGTACTATTTATAACATCTTTAAATGTTTCTATATCTACTATATTACCAGTATCATCACCAATAAATGTCTCATCATCAGCTTCAAATGTACCTGTAACAGTTATTTTGGATGGCTTTAAATTACACTTAGTTTTTAATGTTAGTACTCCTGTAGCTGCTCCTGTAGACTTAACCTGATGTAAGCCTGACCATCTACCTGACCCACTAATAAGTATCCAGTCATCAGCAGCAAATAAACTAGATAAATCAACTACTGAAGAAGCTCCTGAAAATGTAAATAACAATAAATTAGTTCCATCTGAACCCCATCCTAAGAATCTATGAAAATCTGTCCCTTCTGTACCTGTTGATTGAAGATTATAAGTAGGTGAATATACATATTGCAATTCTATTCCTCTTGTAACATCCTCAACAGGGCTTTTCCATAATAAAGCTCCCATAGTTCCTAAATCATTTAATCCAGGTTGAGACAATGTTTGTCCACCTGAGAATGTCCAATCTTTTTGAACTACAGCTATTCTATTACCTTTTACATAATAAGCGTATTCTTTACTGGTCGCCATCGTTATCTTTCCTTATTGGATTACCTACCATTCTTGGTATTGTTCTATACTCATCATCTGAGTTTAATTGATTTTTACATCTTACATCTAATAGTTTAACCATATCATTAGGTAAATTATAAAATCTTTTATCTTTTTTAATATCTATTTTAACAGTAGTTACATGAGTTTCAGAGATAGTATTTAATTCGTCTAATGCATCTTTAATATATGCAATAGCTCTACCAGTATCAACTACCCCTGCTCTTTCCATCATTTCTTGTACTTTCATGCCCTTCTCCTTCTATCAGGTTGTGCTTGTTGTCTAGGAGCCATAAGCTGAAAGGCACCTTCATACTGTTGTTTTAATGATGCTATCATAGCATTCATACCTCCTACTAATTCTACATCCTCTTCATCGTGTGCATAATCAGCTAGTTTCTGTTCTAATGATTTAATACTTGCATATAGAACTACTAAATAGACTTTATCATTAGGAAAATACTTTATATTTTCATGAGCATAAGTTAATGAAGCATTGTTAGTAATATCTCTAGGTTCTTCATTTACATAAAAAATCTTATATCCATTATTTGAAGACGGGACAGGATATACATTAACTGTCTTATCGCTATTTATAGTATAAACAGGATTATAAATAGAGGCATAACTAAGACTCTCCTTATCTTGAACTCTCGATTGTAACCCAGCAGACACCTTTCTACATACTCTCCAAGCAGAATTTTCATCTGAAGAACTATCTGCACCTGCCTCTCTAATTACAGATATAATCTTAGCTCCACCTACGCTTACTCCTTGAGAATCGCTAATACTAGTCTCTCTTCCAAATTCTTCTAAATCTTGAGGTTTAAGTTGAACACATCTACTTGTAACCTCTATAACACCATCCTTCAAAAACTCAGTTAATTGAGCTTGAGTAGGATTAGTACCACTAGATGATATCGTTAATCCTGTTATTCCTTCTACTTGTACTTCAAATGTTGCCATAATTTTTTATTCTCTTAGATTAAGGCTACCCCCCTGCGGAGAAGAGAATCAACTCTGCACGGGGGGCAACCATTATTTTATCTTTATATTGAGCTATTACCTCTCAAATTTCAGATTAACATTGCTTATGCTATTTTCTGCGCTGGATAACCAAACCATTTAACATATACACCGACTTTTGGAGTACCTGTCATAGATGAACAATCTTCCTTTGCAGTTACATGTAAATGAGTCACAGCAGTGCTTCTTTGAACATTAGCTAATGTACCCATGTGGATTACACTACCAATCGCAGCATTATTAGATGTATCTAGGTCATTATCAGGTACGGATACATCTCCTGACACATCTTCACCAACAATTTCAGTCCCACCAGAAGCTGCATCATCAGCAACAGCTGCATTATGCACCTCTAATGCCCATGCTCCATGATCGCTAGTAGCTAATTCTACTCCAATCAAAGCTGCTTCTACAATCTGAGCTTGAGGAGGAATGATTATCTTAAGAGATGCAGCAACATCATTATCGTCTGCTGTTGTCGGACTCACTACTTCATAGTATTCATGCATTCCAAGCCCAGATCCAGAAGTATCAAAAAGCGTAGTTGCATCATCAATGTATTTATCCGTTTTATTTAGTCCATATAAAGGATTTGCCATTTTTTACCTCCTTATGTCCAGATAGCATGGGATTCGGCCATTGACCATTCCATGCCAGCTTCAGTTAAGATTTGATCTACTCTGCGGTCGACACCTGAGTTCTCTAAAGTCTGAACTCCCACATAAACTGAAGTATCACGATTAATACCATTACCAACAAGAGGCCTGTAAGCACAGTGCTTCATATTGATACCTAACATCTTGACATTTGTACCATCTAAGTGAATATTACGTGCAACATTCATATCACCATATACAGTTGAGATAGTAGTAAGATCAACACCAAGTACCTTTTTCTTGCCCATTAAGCTCATATCGGCTCTTCCATAACCTTTCGTATTATCACTTGCAGTAGTATCAAGTGATCCTCCACTAAATGCCTGTACTGCACCGACATTATTTGCAAAGTAACCACTTAGTTTGTGCAACCAATTATATACTGCTGTGTTACAGAAGAATACAGTTGCTTGACTATTATTGTAACGAGGATCAACATAGTTAGACAAATCATCAAGAAAACTATCTTGAGTTTTTGTTGATGTATCTAAGCTAAATGTATTCCCATATTGGCTAATATAGTCCACAGCACCTTGAGTATATTGAATGCTATCACCATCTGTATATTGAGAACCAAATAACAATGATGTTTCAATATCCCATTTATGCTCAATCAACTTATCTTTCCATACACGTGCCCATTCATTTGGCTCAAACTTCAACTGAGTTGCTCTGGCAGTATTTGTCATTGCCATTGAAGTTTTCCAAATCTGAGTAAGTCCATGATTAGAAGAGTAAGGTTGATCTACCCAAGTCTCTGGGAAACCAGAACCTTCTGCAAAAGCTGAACCCACTACATACGATCTTGCTCTTTCAAGAGTATCTGCTATACTTTGATCAGACACTGCTTCATCACCATCTGCATTACCTGGACTAAAATTATCTGTCCACCAACCAGCATAATCTACATAAGATGAATCAGTTGCCTTAACAACTTGAGCAGTTATAAGAGTAGGATATTTACTATCTTTTACACCTACATCTTTATTTACTTCAGTAATTCTTACTAACATATAGCTTTTACCCCAACTTGCACCTGAATTTTGATCAGCTGTCATAGTAGGAATCTTAACTATTTGCCCTGGCAAAAAGAACTGAGGTGTAGTACCACTAATACCTACATCTATTTTATCACTAGTATTACCATATACATTTTGTATATTACCTTGACTTTTATAGTCACCAGCCATATACAACTTTAATATATCACCAACTGCTACTGATGATCCAGTACCTCCATCATTATATGCTTCTATAATAGCATTAGTAAAATCATCAGCACCATCACTTCCAATATACCCCATAACATAAGCATAACGCTTGTGCATTGATGGCCTTTTCTCAGTAAATTTGAACTGAGGGTCATCTGTTGGCTTCTTAGCCACTTTACTTACGAATCGAAAGAACGGATCTTGTGCGATTGCCAGCTCAGATACTCGACTACCAAAATTATACCTTCTACGTATATCTCCAGTAGCTAAATCAGTACTTGTACCTGGCCCTCTCCCGTCAAAATCCGCTACAGTCAGATCAGTATTCGGTGTTAAAACCGATAAAAAATCAGACATATCGAACTCCTTTTAATTAAGTTTAAGCAGCTATTGTAAGTTTTTTAGCTACCCAAACAGGTTATCTAAATCACCACCTGTGCCTAAGATAGTATCAAAAACAGCATTGTTTGGATCTGTATCTTGAGCACGGCTGTTTGCTCCACTAGCGGTTGCAGGTATGTTCCTTACATTCTTCATTTGGTTTAACATGTCATTCTTTGCATGTTGCACTACGTTAGCATTAGCTTGATCTCTATTCAATAGATAGTCAACATCTTCAAGTGTAAGTACATGCTTTTTAGCTCTTTCTTTAAATTCATTAAATTGCTCATCTGTCATGCCTTTTTTTTCTTGAAAGTCTTTTTCTATCTGTTGTCTAGATCTTTCAGCTTGAATTTGAGCAGCATTTTGTTTTTCTTTTTGCAAAATCTGCCCTACTCTAGCTTGTACAACTTTATCCACCTGAGCATTCATTAGCTTAGCTGAATCTGAATTTGGATCTGTCATTGCTTCCTGTTGATCGAAAATAAAATCCTCATCTAATCCAATTTGCTCCTGTATACTCTTTGATGGAGAACCACCATTTACCAAATAATCACGAACATGATCTACTAGCCCGCTATCTTTTTTCATTGTTTCAAGAATGGGTACAAAAGTTTCAACCTCTTTATACTTATCTCTCCACTTGACAGCTTCTCTACTACTATCTTTGTAGCGTTTTTCCCAGTTACTGCCTTCCTGGTTTTCCACATTGTTGGAGCCAACTTCTTGTGATTGGGTTGCCTGTTCGGGGCCAATACTTTGTTGGGTTACCTCAGTGTCTTCGGCTATTACGCCATTTACGTCTTTCTCTAAGGCTTCAAAGAAACCTTCTGAGGAGCCAGCTTGAGCTGGGTTACCTGCTGTTTCAGACATATTCTAGTCTCCTTTGTTAACTTTTAAATTATTCATTAATTTTGCTTCTTTGCAAATCTTTTCGTGCTGACTGTACTTCTAGTCCTAATTCTTTTTTTCTTGTCTCAACTTCATTAGTCATTACATTTCTTAATAACTTTTGCTTACCTTGAGTATCTCTGTAGGTTTCCTTTAAGTCGCCTTTTACCTCTTCTTTCTTTTTGGTAATTTCCATTTCAGCTTGCATGACTTTACCTTTAATGCCAGCTTGAACAACTTGTCTTTGTAATGTCTCAATAGTTCCATCTTTATCTTTAATTGCTTCTTGAAGCGATGATAGTTGACTTTGTAATTGTGCATACATACTCTTCCTTTTAGCTATTTGTTCTTTATTCCTCACATCAGTTTCAGCTAGTACTGCAATATCATCTATTACTCCAAATTGTAATAATTCTTTTAATTCTGCCAAATAAGCCCACCTATTTACTGGCAATGTAGAGCCTGATACTACCCTGACATCAAACTTAGCAGATGCATAATCCATAGATTTTCCTATAGCTTGTCCCATATCATTATACATTGGAATATTAATTTCTTGCTCTCTCTGTTCTTGTAAAGCTGATGGTTGTATAATTCTAAATCTTTTATTAGCAGTATATACTGATTGAGATATCTGCATTATAACCTTTCCTAGTTGTCTTAAAGCAGGTTCAATAGCTTGTCCCATCCATTGTTTAATCCTTCTTGTTCCATATTCATCTAGTGCTAACATACCTCTAAAAGTTTCATGTTGTTGTTGTGTATCTCCTTGCATAGAAGAATAAATTCCTGCTAAATATTCCATATCTGCTTTGCCTTGTTGTACTATAGTAAAGAAAGCATTTGATAAAGGAGCAGGCATAATAGGACTTGGTTTCTCAGAACCTGGTCTTACTGGTAACAATGCTCCAGGAGCTGAAGAATATTTTTCCCATAAGTCTGGATCTATACTTCCTTCCTCATACATCCATCTTAAAGATGAGCCTAAAGATGCATTATGTACTAATACTTGATGAGACTTATTTATTTCTTTTTGTTTACCTACTAAAGGAGAAACTGCTGATACAGGGTAAGGTGTTCCTGTCCATTTATAATGAAATGGGATAATAGGATATTCAGTTACATTTTCAGGGTAAACTTGCTCATATAGTAATGTATCTCCAACTACACAAGTTTGCTTAATTCTAGTTCCATAAAATTGAACTGCCTCTACTACAGTTTCTTTAAATTTTTCATTTTTAATTAAAACTTTATATTCTTTCTCAGATACAACTTTATTCTCTATCTTAGATGCCTCTGCTTGAAGCATACTCATATGCTCTTGTTGAGCTACTTGTAATTGTTGTTGCATCATTTCCTGAGCTTTTTGCAATTCAAGTTGATATCTTTCAGGTATCATCTTTCCTTCTTGAACTGCTTGTTGCATCTGTCTATCCTGCTCCATAAGTCCAATCTGCATTTCTTGAGCCATCTCTTTCATCTTAACTTCAACTTGTTGTTGGATAGCCTTTATTTGCTCAGGGTTTGGAGGTATTCTATAAAATAAATTAATATATGAAATCTTTATCTTTTCATACATTTCAAATAATTCTAACAATGCTTCATGTTGTCCTTCTGTATCTATTCCAGCTCCTTCTGAGGTAGAATCATCTTTCAAGAATAACTTTTGATCTTTATCTGAAATAGCTCTTTCTGATAAACTATTCTCTCCATCTAAAGTAGATGCTTTTGCAACCTTTCTTTTATGTTGAGGAAATAATTTAGCTATGTGACTCTTAGGAAGTACTTTCCTTATTAAAACATAAGATGCATCTCTAAACATAATATCTCTTGACTTAGGATCTACAAAAACATCAAAAGGCTCAGGTTGTTGTATCATTACTTCACCCATACCATTATCAGCATCTGTATCTACACTAATAAGTAAATACCCTAGTCCTTTAGTTATAGAATCATTTATAGCATTAGCATATAAAGTAGAGCCATCCGATAAAGACCATATATAATCTGCAAGGTCAGAAAATACTGATGCTACATCTGAATCACTTCCTTCTACTCCAATAGCTTGCCATCTAGGATCATTAGCAGTAGCATAAAAATTAAGCATCTCTACTACAGGTAATATCCTATTAATAGTAAAGGTAGGCATACCTTGTTCTTCAAGTGACCTTTTCTCTTCACTAGATAATTGTTCATCATGGGCAAACTCATAACCTTTTTGATTAATATATTGCCATTGTTGTCTTGTCCAATTATTAGAAAGATTATATAACTCTCTAATTTGATCAGCTTTCTTTTTTCTAGCCATTACTTTCCTTTATTGTGCTTTGGGTTATTATCATGCCTCTCCGAAACTGGATGTGGTGTTCCCTCGTAAGGTCATATATGGAATGATTCTTTATCCTTTACTTTACTAAAATTACCTTTAGCAGCATTCTTATCACGAGAATCATGTTCAAATAAGTCTACTCTTTTAATCATTAATAGTCCATAGTCTTTATTGTATCATCATCTCCAAGAGTAACACCATAAAACATTTCCATTCCTTTTCTAAAAGATGGATTTCTTTTCATTGTCTCTGTTACTTGATTAGGGGAACCTTGAAAAAAAGCAGATGTCTTTTCTTCTGACATTGGTTTAGCAAATTCACCTTCATAATTTTTACATCTTTCTCTTGTTGCTTTATCTTCTATTTGATCACATACTTCTGGTCCTGGCATATTAATATCCTCCTTTTTTCTTTTTACTTATTGGAACACATTTATTTCCTACTCGTTTCTTACCTGGAGGACATTTACCATAATTTCTCTTCATATCCCCAGTCTTTAATTCACTTGTATCCTCTACGGATAAATCTTTTGTAGTTAGTATATCAGCCATAATTCCTCCTTATGCTACTACCCAATCTCTTGGTTTAGGTTTCTTTTTATACCATTTACCTTCTTTATCTTGACCTGCTGCCATAGGTGGATTAGCAAACTTACATGCATAAGCTAAAGCATCTATAGTATCATCATGAGCCATTCTTGGTCCAAAGGTTGTTATTTCTCTATCTAATTCATAATGTTCTTTTTTAATATGAATCTGTCCCACTGCAAATCTTTGTGCTAATATCTCTTGTATTCTATCTCTTTTACTCATTCTTGTTCCTGGCTTTTCTGCTTTATAGCCAATACTAAAATCATTTCTTCTTCTCATCTCTGAATTAATAGATTGGAATATAGGCTTAGACATAGAAGTATCTTCAATAGTAAATAGACTGGGTTTGTAGCTTTTTGATAGTTGAAAGATATAATCTACAATACCCAGCCTGTCTTCCCCTGGAATACCCAGAACTGGCAGAGAACGCTTTCTTATATAGTCAAGGACATATATATTATTTTCAGGAGTGACAGCTACTGTCATTAACACTGAATAATCAGAATCTCTCCTTGCAGAATCTGTAGCAGGGTCGATACCTACATATACACTACAAGGCTTATATCCATCACCATTAGCATCAATAAAAGAAAGCCCAGTTTCTGAGTCTACATAAAACTTTCCATCCCAATACCTAATATGATCTCTAGTAAAAATAGCATTTTCAGCACTTTGTACTTCCATCATATATTCTTGATAAAACTTTTGAGGAGTACCTGAATCTTGATAGAACTTCTTTTTTCTTTCCATCTCTTCATGCCCAAACCAAGAAGGCCATAAAGGAGTTCCATCATCTTGTAATGCTTTATAGGTAATCACTCTCCAACTAAAATCTTCATTTTTCTTTGCTGCTTGATTATATCCAACTAGTATCTTTTGTATAAATGCATCATAATGTACTGGTGTTCCATTAATTCTCAATCTTCCAGTCTTAGGTTCTAACGCAGGAAATACAACAGCAGTAACAAGATTAGATATTTTACTTCTAGATTCAGGGGTAATAGTATTATTCTCATCTTCAAAGTCATCTAACACAATAAGATCGTATCTTTTATGTAGTTTAGCTCCTCCACGTATTCCTGATAAGTTAGACTTACTAATAAGTTTACATCCATTGGTAAGCTCAATATCATCTTCTGTCCATTTCTTACCTTTCAAATCTCCAAAGTAATATCTTACTCTATCATTATACTCAATATGATACTTTACATAATCAAGATTAGGCACTGATATCTTACTTGATGCTGCCACCCATCCATAGAATAGTGGCTCTTTAGCAAACAAGAAATCATGTAAAATACTACACTTAGTTAAGACTGTCTTTCCATGACCTCTAGGTAATATAACTGCCATCTGCCTTATATCAATGTCATTTATAGCATCTGCTACTTCATAATGAAAGAATGGAGTCTCGCTTCTCATAAAGTCATCAGGAAGAAATAACTTACCAAAAGATATTAAATCTTTATGTGCAAGTCTTAGTTGTTCCTCAGCCTTACTTACATTTTGACTATTTATATTCACTTATCTTCTTTTTTATCACTAAACTTCTTATTTAAAAACTTAGTAAACTTCTCTTCATCCTTTTTAAACTCTAAATAGTTCTTAAATGTCCCCATTAATAGGTCTAAACTATAAATAGTTCCATTTATTGCCTTATTTATGTCCTTTATTTCCCTTAATATGTCATGTTTAGACACAGTATTGCTCTTCTTCATGTTTTAATTTGCTACTTTCTGTTGGTTAAATGCAAAAACTTTCGTGTTTAATGTAAAATTTGTTACCAATCTTTCCTTTTAGTGTACTTATGTTTAGTTTTATAGGCTTTTCTGTTATAATACTTTTGTTTCTTCCTAGGAATAACATATTCTACCTCTCCATCAAATACATCTATTAAAGCTTCATCTATTTTAGCTGCATGTATATCATCTTCTGTCTTTTTATCATGATGTTGACATCCTACATTTACAACATTAGGTGGGATTTCTTTAGGTTTTTGCCCTTGATCAATAAACCAAGTACAATATCCTAAAAATACATTTTCTTTAGCTAGATCCTGGTAACTACAATCCCAGCAAGACTTCACTAATTAATAAGTACCCTTAAGCATGTTAATTATCTTCTCTGTTATAGGCATATCTCTTTTAGTTTGAGCCTCTCTCATAGCAGCTACAGTCTGTTCACCCATTATTCCATCTATAGCTCCTGGATCAAAGCCTTCTCTTTTTAAAGTATATTGAAGACTAGCTATACTTTCTACATCATCTGAGTCTACATTTTGTAACATAAAATCTAAACTAGACTCTTTAGGTTCTACCCCTGTCATAATGTACATATCCCATTGATCATCACTCATGTCAGGTGGCATTCCTTCTAATGTACGTCTAAATTCTCTTCCTGTAAGTTGTTTATCAGCCATTTGTAATCTCCTTTGGTCTTTCAGCGGATTCTAATTGTTCATCAGAGAAGCCTTGAAATTGTATTCCCGTAAGCTGGGTAACCTTTGCTGAGGATTTGTCTTCTAGATCGAGTATATCTGACAATTTAAACAAAGCTTTAAGCTTAGTATCTTCTTTTTCGGCTATTTCTACTGTAGACTTAATACCTTCAAGCACATATTCTTGTGTAATTCCTAGTTTCTCTAATACTGGTTCTAGTTCTTTTTTCATAGCTTTCCTTATTCTAGAGGTTTTAGTAAGTTCAGCACTCTTAAAGTTAGCATAACCAGGGTTATTAGTAGGAAAAGCCTTAATATATGCTTCTACAGGTTTCAAACCACTGCTTAAATACTGAACAAATAACCTCTCATATTTATTTAGATTCTTTCTAGTCATAGTCTTAGGAGCAGATCCACTTAAAGTATAAATATTCTCCCTTCTGGAAGAATCAATCTTAGAACTAGACAAGAATGTTCCTGTACATGTGCCTATATATGGTACTTTCCTATTCTTACCTTTAGCTTTAGTCATTTCTCCAGATCTTAATACTTCCATGTAACATCCATCATCTGTCTCTATCCAATCTCCTATACTAGCATCACTTCTCTCATCTTTTATCCTCTCTCTTACTTCAGCAGGAACTTCATCTAAGCTCTCATATACTACATGATATAATCTATTTACCTTGTAATGTCTCATGCTTCACCAATCTCTACTGCTTCATATCTTATTTTATCCATAAGAAGCTCATCTTTAATCTTATCTTTAAGCATTACTCCATTTATTTCATGATATGTTAACTCATCATCTATAGTTTCTTCTATTTCATAAACTTCGTCATCTTTATCACTATAGACTATTGTTAGTGTGTATATCTTCATACAAGAATATAACTCCTTTTAAGCTAAACTATGTAATACTTTAGTTCTGGACAGTATCTTCCCCTGAGTAGAATAATGAAGTTTTAAAATTTGAATTTCCACAAGACCAGTAATGTCTCCCATATCCTGCTTTATATCAAACTCTTTTGCTAATGTCGGAGAAAACACAAGATAACTATGTTGATATCTCTATAATCCAACGTCTGATCCACTTAGCAGAACTACTACTAGGGTACTAAATGGATGATTCCTGAAAGGATTAGCGTAGAGAATATAATACTAAACTTTTGAAAATTATAGCATTTTAGTATGTGGCCTTTATTTAACATATACCCCCCTATCGGGGGGATTTAGATAAACTAAATTAGTTATTTTTGAATTATATTTTTTAGATCAATTTGAATTTAATAATTAATTATGGAGAATAATATAATGAAAATACTAGAAGAAGTAATACAAGAAGTTAAGCAGTACCGTGAAGACTATAAAGAGGCAGGTCCTGGGTATAGTAATTGGAGTCAAACTCTAAGGAAGAAGATACCTGGTAAGACACAAGTAAAGTCTATGTTTATAGATTCATTACAAGAACTTAGATGTCTAGCTGTAGGATTAGAACAGGAAGAAGCTAAGAATAAGATAGATAAGTTACTCAAAGGTTTCGAGTAGTAAATTGGGGAGTATATCTCCCCTTTTTATTTTATTATAGTAAGTATTGTATTTTATATAAAGAGAGTTATATACCTATCATATCAGGTTAGAATAGCATATACTAAGAGCCTTTAGCTTATGATGTATATACGTTATTATATTATATAAACTTACACCTAACACAATAAAGGAGAATAATAATGGGATTTGATTTGTATGGTATTAGTCCAAAAGAAAATACAAAGAAGCCAATAGAAGTTATACAGTATCAAGATGAAGATGGATGGTGCAAATGGAATGAGATGACAAGTGAACAGAAAGATGAATACTTTAAGTATAAAGATATTTATGAAGAAGAAAACCCTGGTGTATACTTTAGAAATAATGTATGGTGGTGGTATCCTTTATGGAAGTTTATAGTATTATATTGTGATAATATACTTTCTGATAAAGATATAAGAAATGGTACTTATAATAGTGGACATATTATATCTAAAACTAAATCTAAAAGAATAGCTTCAAGATTAAGAAGACTACTTAAAGAAGGTGTTGTTGATACATATATTGCTCAGTATGAAAAAGAAAATAAAGACTCTAGTTATACTTTTGATAGAAGTAATGTAGTAGAGTTTGAGAAGTTCTGTGAACAATCAGGTGGATTTCAAATATGGTAAAAGGAGATTTTTATGGATATAGCAAAAAAGAAAGTTATACGAAGATATCCAGAGAATGAATATGAATCAGTAGGGCAATTTATAAGAAAACTAGGTGGATATGGGCACTATTATAAATGGTTAAGGGATAACCCTGTAGTATCTAATAAAAAGATAGGTCGTAATGATAAGTGTCCATGTAACTCTGGTAAAAAGTATAAGAAGTGTTGCTTAAATAAGTAAGGAGTATTCTTATGATAGTTAAGTTAGAGAGCTATAGAAAAGGCAATAAAGTAATTAGAGATTTCTATGAAATGCTTTGTTATTGTAGTAACGATAATAAGTATTATACATTTGGAGACTTTGATTCTAAGATATTTGTTAAAGTACAAGATATGCCCTTTAATAGAGGTGTATATAGATGTGAATCATGTACTAGAGAAATTGTTCTAGATAATAAAAAAAGGAGTAAAAATGAAAGATAGAATGAATGAGATGACAGAAAGGCAATTACTTAATTTTATAGAAACATTACAAAATAAAAATAAGTTATTGGAAATGGAGAATCTTGATATTAAGCATAAGCTTAGTAGTAGAATGTCTTTAGATAATTTAAAAAAACATGTTAATTTCTTTTATAGATGGACTACAAGTGTGTTTATATGGGGAATGTTAATATTTTTATGGCTAAATAGCTTTTGTTTTTATGTAGCCAAATAAAATATGGGGATAAGAGTTCAAAGGTATAGGGTTTTTTGTGTAATACACATTGTTTTCCCTGCATAACCTACTCCACTTTTATCCCTAGTTTTGTATCATAACAAGCAGGTTGTATCTAGAGATAGGTATAGCCTGCTTTAAACTTTAGAGGAGGTATTATGTTAGAATTATATGAATTAGTAATAATAACTGGATTCCTAATTATAGCTATGATAGCTGTAGGATTAATGTATGTTAAATTAGAAAAAGGAGAGCAAAATGACTACAAAAAGTAAGAAAACAAAGAAAGATAGCCAAGAAAAAATAAATGAACTAACTTTCGATACTATAGAAAAGCTTAGAGAGAATATAAATATTATAGGTGATGATGTAAAATCTCTTAAAGATAAAATAAAAAGACTTGAACATAGAATAGGTATAGTATGAGTATAACTAGAGAGGAGTTTTTAAAATATGTTGAAGTACAAAGAAGTGGCTTGTACAATATGTTTGACCCTAGAGCTAGAAAATTAGCAAATCTTTCAAGAAGTAAATGGGTTGAAATTATGAGCCAATACGATCGTTATAATAATAAATATAAAGGAGAAGATAATGAGTCAAAAAACAAATAAGAATAAAACAGATTATTGGAAATTACAAAAATATCAACAAGGAGATGTTTTATTTATTAAAAGAGATGATGTTTTCGTGGAAAATAGAAAAGGTAAAAAGCAAATTATGAAGGAAAATGATAACAGGAAGATATATGGGAATGAAGAAATTAATAAATTAGATGATGACAATAATGTTGTTATAGCATTAGGAGAAGCTACAGGACATAGACACATATTTCTTAATGAAAATAATAATAACTTAAATATAAATACATTTGGACATAGTTGGAGTGATAGTACATTAGGTAATGTGCCTAGATATGTAGAGATAACTAATGATAGTAATGATACAAATGTAAAAGCTAAATTAACACATGAAGAGCATAATCCTATTGAATTACCTAGTGGTATATATAAAGTAAAGATAGTTAGAGAATGGGATCATATCGGAGGTGTCTCAAGGAATGTGGTGGATTAAATGAGAATATATAGTAACCCAAATAATCAAAAAATCATCTATGAATTAATAGATACAAAAACAAGCATAGGCCAATCTAGGATTATTTTAGGAAGCTCTGATAATAATCTGAAATATGAAGGATTTTTGTTAATAAAATGCTCTAAAAGATTAATAAAAGGATATCATATGAATCAAAAATTTATTAGAAATTATGACCTAAGTAAAAAACATCAACTTGAGATTCTTCCTAATATAGTAAATGGTACTAAAAGTTATAAAGTAAAATGGAAAAGCTTAAAAAGAATGAGTTACCTTAGCAATACTTTATGCTATGCTGATAATGGAAAGAGAAATTGGTTTTTTAGAGTATTAGCCTCTACTGGAATAGTGAATAATCTTAAAATTAGATATTGTAGAATATCTGAATTATGGAATTTTAATGGAACAGAGATATCTTCTTATCATAAAAAAGATATTATATTTGATGAAAATGCAAATCTATGCTCTAAAGTTCCTAAATCATGTTATAACTTAAGGGATAAGACTATTGAAAATGATAGATTACTAAGAAATGCATTAAGCAGATCTAATTATCAAAATAATAAATATGTTAAGCTCTTTGAAGAAGCTAAAAAATCAAATGATTATAGTAAACTTAGTCCTAAAGATATATTTAAGATTAAGAATAGTGCTATAAGAAGTGATTTATTAGAATATTTTGGAATTAAGAAGGTATTAAATTCATTTGACAATGAAATTGTTGATAAAAATGAAATTAATGGTAATAAATATGAATTGTTAAGATTCAAATTTCCTGATCCTTTAGAACCAAAGAACGAAATTCCTGCTACATATTTAAAGATGATTAATCCCTCAACAGGAGAATATCATATTGAAGGTGTACCAAACAATAAAGAAGGTAAGCCATGGATTAGAAAAATAGATATGAATACAGTCACAGATGCTTTAAGATGGAGAGATGGAGATAATATGTATTATAGCCCTCCTATTGCTATAACATAAAATCATCATTTTAAGGGAAGACTGAGGTAATACTCAGGTAATACTAATCGACAAAAAATAGATAAGGAGAAGAGTGAAATATAAGCTTTTCTCCTTGTCTAAAAGTATAAGTATTAGTATATTCGGTGATGGATATTGAACGAATTAACAGTATAATAGCCTCCGAATATTTAAAACTATTTCTAGAGTATTCTTCTATAGGAATAGGTAATCACACCCCAAAAGGATATCAAGTAACACAAAAATCTTTAGATATCTACCAAAATAGATTACAAGTTTATATAAATAAAATAAAGGAGAAGTAAAATGAAGAGAATCCTTCTTTTTGACACCGAAGATGGTTCAAAAACTCTCGGTGGGGAGAGTCGTGTCCATAAAATGCTTGGGCTCCCACCACTTAAGATAGATACATGGGATAACTTTTATAGCACTATAGGTCAGTTATATGAAGATAGAACCTTTACTGTTAATAAAGATATCGCTGGTATTAATATCGTAGAAACTCAACATAAGAAAGTGTTAAAAGAAAATGTTGAAATAGATGGTATTGTTATAGATACATTTTCAGAGTTATCTAAAAAGTTACAAAGAAAAATTGTTGGTACTAGACCAGGAATGCAAATGCAAGACTGGGGAAAACTAAAGATGCAATTAGATGATTTATTAGAGAGGTTAATGAGAATACCAGGTGTAATAATATTAACTTGTCATACTAAAATTCAATCTATGGATGAAGGAAATGAGGAAATACCATATATAGATGGTTCTACTAAAGATGATATATCTAAATGGTTTGATTTTGTTTTCTATACATTTACTAAGAAAGAGAAAGGTAAAGATGTATATATGTGGAGAACAAGACATACTCCAAGATATGCTAATGCTAAAGATAGAACTGATTTACTAGATGATGCTATACCTCAAGACTATCAATTAGTTTTAGATGTTGCTAAGAAGAAAGGATTTGATAATTGTAAGATTCTTATTCTTGGTAAACCTGGTACTGGCAAAACAAAAAGTTTGTCTACATTAATTAAAGGAGAAACGAATGGCAATTAGAACAATAACTGCAAATAAACCATCAGGATTTAGTCTTAGTCCTGGATGGAAAGAAGCAACAATAAGTAAAGCTAAGTATGGTGACTATAATGGGAATAAATATATTGATATATACTTTGATAAACACCCAGAATGGTTTAACATAAGAGTTTATGAAGCTAAGAATACTAAAACTCAGCAAGAGTTTCGTATTTGTAATTGGTTTAGATTTTCACATACAGGAATACAAGAAGTTCTTGATAATGGGGAAGGAAGTCCAATTATTACTTATGATGATGATGCCTCTTTATTAGCTGGAATGTCTATTAATATATTTTACTATGAAAGTAAATATATAAGTAGTAATGGTGAAGAAAAAACTGCTATTAGAGGATGGAGAGATCCAGCTCCTATTGTAAGTGAAGGTGAGCACCTAACTTATACAGAGCAAGATGTTAACTCTTGGAAAGCTAATGCTGAAAATTCTTATAGAAAATGGTTGGAGACTAAACAACAATCTTCTAATGGAACAATGACTTCAGAGGCAGCACCCTTCTAGATAGTACATACATATAGAGGGGTTGCTATAGTCTTATTATAAACAACATCTGATTAATTCTATATCCATAAGTAACCCCTCTTAAACTAAGGAATAATATGAGTACAAAAATAAAACAAATCTACAAAGAGTTCGCATTATCCTTATCAAATCGCCACCACTTCTTTCCTATAAGTAAAATATCTTCATTTAATGGTATAGATAGTGACACTTTTATGTCGTTATGGGACTATGATGAAGAAGTAATAAGTTTTGTAAAAGAAAATAAAACATTATCAGGTTATAGAGGATTACTTTATATGCCTGATGAGTTTATATTTGATGTAGATGGGTCAAATTTAGATCAAGCAAAAAGTTTAGCTTTAGCTTTAATTGACTTATTAGACATACCTTTGCAAACATACTTTTCAGGAGAGAAGGGATTTCATATACATATTTCAAGCACTGCCTTTAAATGGGAACCTTGTGCTGACTTAAATCTTAAAGTTAAACATACTTTAAATAAGAAAGGAATATATGAATATGCAGATCCTCTTGTTATAGATAAGGTAAGGTTAATAAGAGTTCCTAATACAAAGAAGCTTTCTTCAGGTTATTGGAAAGTTCCAGTAAAAATATCTGAGATTAATGATATTAATACTGAATGGTTGCATAAATTTGCAATTAAACCTAGAGATAGATTTGACTATGAAGAATTAGAGACAGATCCTATCTTCGATGTTAGAAAAAGTTTACCTAAGAATAAAGTAACCACTAAACAACATGGTACAGGTCCTTTAAATAATGAGTATGTTTGTATTCAAAGATTAATGGAAAGTGCACCATATGGATTTAGACATAAGGCAGCTTTAACTCTTGGTTCACACTTAAGACAAAGATATCCCGAAAGTGCAGTAAGAGCATTTATGGAGCATTGGAGGGATACAGTATTAGATACTAATGATAAACCTTTTAAGCCTAGTGAGATGGAAAAGATTCTTCATTCTGTATATAATGCTAATAAAGGAGAAGGGTATCATTTTGGATGCTTTTCTGAAATTAAAGATAGATTTTGTTCACCAGATTGCAAGATATTTCAAGCTAAAAAGAGCATGTCTGAAACAAATATTAGCGATTTGGAAGATGAATTAATAAGTTTCTTTAGTGAAGAAAGAGATCCAGTAGATATAGGCAATATGTATCAACAAGAATTTCCTGTTTATCCAGGAGAAACTGTATTACTTATTGCTCCTCCAGAGTCAATGAAATCAATGTTATTATTAAATTGGTTAAATAACTTAAAGAAAAAATCCTATTTTATGGAATTTGAGATGTCTCCAAGACAAATAGGTGCTAGACTATCAATGATACATAATGGATGGAATGAACATCAATTAAAAGAAAATTACAAGAAAGGTAAGAGAAGCCTGCCTAATATGGAACATATAAGATTTGATTACCAAAGTTGTTATCCTTGGGAAATTAAACGTAGACTAGAGGCAATGGAATTTGAACCTGAAGTAATATTCATTGATCATTGTGGTTTAATGAAATCTAGATTTAGAGATGAAATATCTAAAGATAAAGATATATCTGAAGGTATTATGAATCTAGCTAATGACCTAAAATGTGTAGTAATAGGTGTTTGGGAATTATCTAAAAGTGCTTTTCATGGAGATGTTAATATAGCAGCTCCTTCAGGTTCTTTTAGAGTAGCCTATAATGCCAATAAAATTCTTTCCTTAAGACCTATAAGACCAAATGATAGTGGTATTATAGAATATCTTGAGCTTACTACAATAAAGAATAGAGAACAAGAAAGAATGAATTGTAAATTAAAAGTTGATACTAATAGAACAGGTAGAATACTTTAAACTAAAAGGAGAAGAGAAATGAGTTTGATGTTACATTGTGGAGCTGAGTTAGTAGAGCTAGAATCTCTAAAGACTATTGAGCTTCCAGAAGAAACAAGGACATATAAACCTGTGTCACACTATGATTTAGTAATGAATACTATGCATTCAGGAGATATATTCTTAAAACCTCAAGGATACAATCTTGAAAGTACTAATTTCGGATTAGGGAGAGAAGGAAAGCATATGTTCTTTACATTGAATTATGGTTTAGAAGGTGCTAGAAATGGATTAACTATTGGAGGTAGAAATAGTTATGATAAATCTACATCTATAGGTTTAGCTGCTGGAATGCATGTATTTGTATGTGATAATCTTGCATTTTCAGGAGATCAAGTTACATATCTTAGAAAACATACAGGTAATGTTGAAGATGATATGGAAATTATGTTAATGAGAATCATGAAAAGTGCTGATAATGAATGGAAAAATATGGATAAACTAACCAATGAAATGGCTAGTACTCCTATGAGTGATTCTGATGCATATAAAAAGTTAGGACTGCTATATGGTAATGGAGTCTTAACACCAAGACAGCTTCCTATTGTTAAAAGCGAATGGAAGGATTCAAAATATGAGGACTTTAAAGATAAGAATATGTGGTCTTTCTATAATGCATGTACTGAGGCATTAAAATCATCACCACCTAATCAAATGTTAAATCGTCATATTAAATTACATAAAGAGCTAGTACTAGCATAAAGGAAATTAAAAGAGGGTGGACTATAGTCATCTCATTATACCTCGTTCATCTAATATAGTTCATCCTCTTACTCATAATTATGGAAAAATACAAAGTAAACTTAACAGAAGATAATATAATAGAAATAATAAATTCTTTAGAAGGACAGCTTAAGAAAGATTTTGAAGGATTTCTTGAGAAGATTAAAGAATATAAATCAAAACAACAAGAAGAAATATATGGAAAATCTTGTGAAACTTGTGAATAGGAGGATAATATGGTACAAGTAAGTAAAGTAAAAAAAGTCTTTAATGATGAAGGGATACAGATGTCTGCTGAAGGCATGAATATGATAAGAGAAGACTTTATGAGACATATTAGATTGATGGCTAAAAGATGCAAGGAAGGTAATGTTAAAAGATTATCTCCTGATACATATCACTTAGCTTTAGGGAAATACGAAAATTATTTATAGGGCAGTGAGGGATTTTATTAACTATTGAATACAGTGGGTAAGATATCTTTTAAGGTTGGCGAACCTACTGCCCTAAATTTTAGGGGATACTTAAATGTTTGTACTATTACATATACACTATTTTTCATACAAATAAAAGCAAAGAAGTACTTATTTATACCTTACATGAAAGTGTCCCCTAATAAAATAAGGAGAATTAATGCAAAAATTAAATAATGCCTATAAAAGTAAGTTTAAAGAGAACGATTGGTATAATGAATTAATGAAGTATGACATATGGTATAATGTTAATGCTTCACCAGACAGTTATAACGGTAATTTGAAAGGCTCAAATAATGCTGCAGTTAGATTTACAACTAAGCAATGTATAGTATGTAAAATACGATTTGATGGTAATGGAAATAATCAGGTTCAATTACCAAAATGGTTCGATAGATTACCTATGAAAGTATTTTTATGTAGAAAACATAAACCAGAATATAAAAAATGGTATAGAGAGAATAAGAAAATAATGAAAAAAGTATTTAATACATACTTAATAGGGCCTGAGCATGAAGAATCAATAAAATATTGGTATAATAAGGAGAAGAAATGGACAAATCAAAAAAAATTAATATAAAAGTAGATAGCATAGAAGGATATTATTATGTAGAGAATAATGAACTAATATATTGTTACGACCAATTATATGGTTATGATGAAGTACAAGTCAGTGATTTAGCAGACTTAACAATTTATCAATATAATCAATTAGCTATGTCTATTAACGCAGCTTACCCTGATTATAATATTAAAGAATTAGAAGGTAGGTTTATATAATGGAAGAGAAAAGATGTAAAGTATGTAGCACAATAAAGCCTATATCTCTATTTAGCAATAAAAAAGATAATCCCCAATTCTACTATGCAACATGTAAAAAATGTCTTAGTGAAAAAAGAGAAAGAGATAGAAAGACTGCTAGACATTGGAAATGGCCTTATCCTAAAGGCATAAATACAATGCTAAAGAATGCTAAATATCTTAAAGATAAGAATAAATTATTTGATAAGCATGGCAATGGATGGTGGTGGGGAGATGGGCATTGGAATGGGAAGACACAAACCCTTGCAGATCAAAACAAGAAATACATAGATAATAAAAAGGAGACATAAATGCAGTCACATAATAACAATATGAGTAAAAATAATATAAAAGATGTATATAAATTTCTTATATCTAAATTAGAAAATCAAGGAAAATCTTCAGACATACTAAGAAGCAGATTAAATGTCTTAATAAATAGAGAGAAAAAAAGGAGATGGAAATGACACCAATGAATATACAATTTGAATCAACAATAAACAATAAATCAATATTTGGTACAATAGATGATAAGTATCATTTTAATGTACACATATCTCATAATAGTAGAAATGATAGAGAAGATATAGATATACATTGGGATTACAAACCAAAAGATAAGGAATACAGAGATAAAGCTGAATCAAGAATATTAAGACTAATAGAAAGTAATCAAAAAATTAATGATATTGATTTATCAAGTGAAATAGGAGAATAAATATGAGTGAAATGACATTAAACGAAGTAGAAGAATCTATCAGTTACCTAGAGGATAAAATAGAGAAACAGGGTGCGATTGTAGATGAAAGAGATTTAAATCATCTTGATAACCTAAATCAATTATACAATTCATTAATAATGAAACAAGGGAGGAGAGTAAATGAAAAATATAAACAACGTAAGTAAAAAACTAGATTATGGAGAAAAAGATGAATAAAGAACTAATAAAACTTATTAAAGAAAGACTTGATATGGGTGCGAAAAAGTATGGAGAAGAGTTAGATGTAAATGATGGTAGAGATTGGATAAAAGAGTCTTTAGAAGAACAATTAGATAGTATAGTGTATACTGCAGCAAAGCTATTGCAATTAAAAAAGAAGATTGATAACTATGGACCTCCATATACACAAGCACAAGCCAATCAAATGTTAAAAAATAAAAAACAAGAGAATATCGTAACAAAAATAAGAAGTTGGCAAGATAGAAGGAGAGGTATAAAAGAAAGAAGAGAAAAGGAGAGAAGACATGATGAGTGATTATAAAAAAAGCAAATGTAAAATATGTAAAAAAGAAGTCCCTGATTATAATATGGATTTTGATCATTATGTATGGGAATGCTATGATTGTCAAGATAAATATTATGAGTCATCAGAAAATAAAGGAGAAGAAAATGATAGTTGAGATAAAAATTAAACCTAATGAAGAAGTACAAAAAAGTAAAGAATGGTTTCCTATACATGATACAGGAGGAATGATTTCTTTATGTGGTGATCATGCATATGCAAGAGTGTTAGATGAGAAAGAATATATATTAGTAGAGCCTACAACTGCTGATGAATTTAATAATGCATTTAAATATGAAGATGAAATGTATGATAAGGATAAAGATTGGACTCAAGAAGAATATGATGAGATTGTTAAAGACTATAATCATAGTGAAGAAATAATTTCAGTTAGAGATCCTGGTGATGAGCATAATGAAGGTTATAGAGAGAGAAGAATAAAACATAGAAGAGAATGGAAAAATAATCATATGTTTGGAAGAAGAAAGCAAAAAGATAGGAGAGAATAATATGATAGATAGCAAAAAGGATGTTGAAAGATTTTTAGAATCTATTAGAGATCAAATAAATGACTTTCTATCATCAAATAATAAAACCAAACTTGGTATAAATCCTAGAGGTGCAGCTAGAAACTTTACTCAAAATAAGATTAAAAGTTCATTATCAAATAAGAAACCTAAAGCCGCTAAGAATCCTAAGATCATGAAAAACAAGAAAGCTACATGCAGGTATTGTAAAGGTGATGATTTTTATTGGGGGCAAACAGAATGGGGATGGAGACTATTTGATGAGAATAATGAACAACACATGTGTAAGAATAAGGTGAGCAATGGACAATATACTTCAAGGTAATGTCCTAGAAAGGGTAATGGACATCCCTAATAAAAGTGTCCAATGTGTGGTTACCAGCCCTCCTTACTGGGGGCTGCGTAACTACGGAGAAGAAGACCAGTTAGGATTAGAAAGTACACCTGAAGAATATACTGACAATATGGTTAAGGTATTTAGAGGTGTAAGAGATGCAATGAAAGATGATGGTACACTTTGGCTTAATATTGGTGATAGTTATGCTAGTAGCGGTCAATTTGGAAAGCCTGATGAACAAGCAATAGGTACTAAAGGACTAGCTTTTGGAAGAGCTCCTACGCCTAAAGGGCTAAAAGTGAAGGATTTAGTAGGAATCCCCTGGAAGCTCGCATTTGCCCTCCAGAAGGACGGATGGTACTTAAGGCAAGACATCATATGGGCTAAAGGCAATCCTATGCCCGAAAGCGTAAAAGATAGGTGTACAAAATCACATGAATACATCTTTCTACTAACTAAAAGTCCTAGATATTACTATGATTATAAAGCAATAGCTGAAAAAAGTATCTACTTTGAAACAGATAAGAGAGCTTTGAAAGGCAGAGTGCCGCATAAGTCTGGTAAATCAGCAAGCGAGGACAATCAGTATGCTATAGATGGAGTTGGCTTTTCAGAAGATGGTTTAAAGAATAAACGATCAGTATGGAATATTAATACTAAGCCTTCAAATGTAGCACACTTTGCAGTATTCCCTGAAAAGATTCCTGAATTATGTATTAAAGCAGGAAGTAAGATTGGAGATACTGTACTAGATCCATTCTTTGGAAGTGGTACTACTGGATGGGTAGCACAAAGATTGCAAAGAAAATGGATAGGAATAGAATTGAATCCAGAGTATGTAAACATAGCTAAACAGAGATTTGTACAACAAGATATGTTTGCAATAGAATAGGAGAAGAACATGAGTAAAGAAAGAATCAGAGACTTTGTTGATTGGGATGAATATTATAATCCTAATAATAAAGTAGTAATGAAGAAAGAGAAAGTCTATCATTCTAAAATATCTTTAATGGATAGATTAGAGAAGTGTGAAGATAAGCAATCACTATTAGATAATGAAATACATGCTATTAGAGATGAAGTGCTTGAGCTAGAAGCAAGGAGGTTAAATGCCATCAACAAGCAAAGCCAAAGGTAATAGATTTGAAAGACTAGTAGTCAATTTAGCTAAGAAAGCAGGATTTAAAGCAGTAAGAGCCTATGGTTCTAATGGTAAAAGTCTTGGAGAAGCTGAAGATGTAGACTGCTTAGTAGGTGGATTTAAAGTTCAATGTAAAACTAGAAAACATATAGCTAATTGGATTAAAGTACCTGAGTCATGTGATGTCACAGCTGTTAAAGAGAACAGAGGTAAAACATACATAGTAATGAGATATGATGATTGGTTGGATCTACTTAAGCTATTAGGGAAAGACGAATGAAAGGCTTTAAGGAAACTATTAGCTACATAAAAAGTATATTAATAATACTTGAGTCAATGGAAAGCAAAAGCGATGAAATTGATTTAAATATTAATATAGGTGTACTTAAAATGGTAAAGAAAACAATAGGGGAACTTATAAATAAACTCCAAATATAAGTTATTAAATTCAAAAAAGGGGGAGCTTAACTGCTTCCCCTTCCCCTAGAGAGTTCCAAAAGTACCCTTTCCTTTAGGATTTCTTTCTAAGGTAAAATCTTTTTTTGAAGTTGCTCTTTTTTGATGAGCTTGTAACAAGGATAATGCTCTTGCGACATCATCAGGCAGCAAAGCTTTTGTATCATCTTTTATTTTCTTTGCTTCTTTAGTTTTATAGAAACCAAATTCATAACCTAACGCTGGTATTGCATTGCCACTAGTAATCATTGGTAAGGTTTTATATGCCATTCTACTTGCAGCTACATTTAATAATCTTAATGTTTCATAAGCCTTTTTATCTTTTGATGCTAAACTATAATCTTCATAGCCACTAATAAGCATTTCAAGAGTACTATTATCTAAGTTGTAAAATTCCCATATATTACCTAAAGCTATAGCATCAGAGACTAAAGGAGCTCCTATAAATGGAAGTCCTGTTAATATTCCTTTACCATAGTAAGCTTTTTTAATGTCTTCTTCATCCCCTGTAAATAATGCCCATAACTTATCTATCTTTTCTTTAGTATCATGTTCTATAATATTAGAAAAATCTAAACCTGTAGCAGCTGTCGCTATTGTTGGTGCTAAGAAATAAATTAATCCCATAGAATAAGCTTTTTTAGCTCTATCACCTAATAACTCTCCTGCTAATATATCATCTTTACCCTGTCTTGCTAATTTCATATTATAATCAAGAAATTTTATTCCATAATGTTGAAACTGTCCTAATAGTCTTCCTGCTGGATTTAGTGTCCATGAAGACTTAGCTATCTCAGAATAATCAAAATGAAGTAATGATGTTTTTCTTATAGCATAGTTCCTCGATCTCTTTAATATCTCAGCATTAATCTCAGCATTGCTTTTTCCTTCATCTCTTAGTTTATTTTTAAATTCTGTAGAATTAGAAAGTATATCATACATTTTATAAAAACCTGTTTTAAATGTAGTCTTTCTATTAAAATTTTCTATCTTAGCCATAAATATTCCACTTTTACCTGCTATGCTTGATATCTTTCCATATAGAGGAGACAACATACTAGGCTTCTTAAACTCTATAGTTTCTCCATCTGTGATCTTAATTTTTTTAGAGAATCCTTTTCCTAAAGAACCTCCTTCCATTAATTCTGGAGCTTGAGTTACAGAGAACAATATACCTGCTTCGTTCATCATATCATCTACTTTACGAGCAACATCTAAATTATTTTTATAAAATTCTCTAGACTTTTTCATAATAGAAGGACCAAATTCTATAAAATTTAATAATCCTTGAGTTGCATTTTTAAAAGCTGATCTTGGATTAAGTCCTAATTTTGATGTGAACTCTAATGCTAATAAACTTTTCATAGCAGCTTCAACACTTTCATTATTAAAGCCATAACCTCCCTTCATCCTAGCATTCATATCTTTCATCATTTCAACAGTAGACCTAGCATATCCATCTAAATCTTTACCGCTTTTATACATTTCTTTAGCAGCATTCAAAGATTGTCTAGTATATTTATCTGCATTAGCAATCATATTAAATCTGTCTATCTCGTCAACATATCTTTTCATAGTAACAAAAAAGTTCCTAGAATATTCTTTTTGTGCAGATACTCCTTCACCTAAATCAATAATTTCTCTAGACTTTACTCTAGATGTAACATAACCATCTAAATCATCAATAGCTTTATCTACTGCAGAAGCATCCTTAGAATAACTTTCACTAACACTATCAGATACTTTTTGCATATAAGGCATTAAATTATCTAAAAAGTCTACATTCAATACTCTTCTATAATGAGGATAGTACCCTCTTATTTTATCAGGAGTAATTTTCTTTTTTATTTTATCTATTATCCCATCTAAAGCTTCAGTGCTATATTTATTCTTCATAGACTCTCTCAAAGAACTAGCATATGCATCAACACCATTCTTTAATACAGCATACATTTCATTTGATAAATCAATGTACTCCAAAACAGCATTCTTCATAGGCTCTGATTTTATTTTATCTTCTAAGATAGGCTCAAGTTCACGTTTTCTCATTTTTAAATATTCTGCACGTGAATATCTTTTCTTTAAGTTTTGAGACTTCTTAATCCATCTTTGCATAGCCTCATAATCTAATTGAGGTAAAACTTTTTCTATAGTATATAGCATGTCATTAAAAACTTTTCCTTCACCTTTTCTATAGAAAATATCTTCTTGTCTTAGCAAGGAAGCCAAATTTTCTTTAGAGCCTGGAACATTATTATATACATCTATTGATAGCTTTTCTATTTCATTCTCTAATTTAGTTGCCTTTTTAATAGCTTTATTTAAAGCATATTTAGCTCTTCTATCTTGAAACATCCCTTCCTTAACATAGCCATCAATAACCATTTGTTTCTTCATAAAATCTATTATGTTTTTAAATGACCTGTTATGTCTACTAACTCTACCTTGATAATTTAAATTAACATTATGAAGATTATTATAAAGATCCATTAATTGAGGATTACTTTTTGCTATAGCATCAGGAGTATAAAATAATGAACCAAATTTTTCTGGTAAATAAAAACCTGTAAGCTTATCTTTTTCTACAGCTTTTTTAACTCTATTTAACCTTCTTTGAAATGTTTTAAGTGTACCTTTAGTATAGGTAATAGCATTCCTATTTTCAAAGTTAATATCAAATACATCTTCATATATAGTTTTGACTACATTATCAGCTTCTAATCCAAATCTATTTTTAATATTATCATCTGATAAAAATTTAGAACCTATATCCCACATTTCTTTTTTAAGTCCATCAATATCGCAAGCTTTACCAGGTTTATTCATATGAGCTCCTTTTTAGCATCCTACTTTTAAATCTTTTAATTTTTCAGCTTCCCAATCTAAAGATCTTTTCTGATTTATTTTCATATCTCTACCTTGCTTAATAAGCTTTTTAAGCATATTTATTCTATATTCACTTAACAATGCCATAGGCTTTATAGATGCTCCATTTTGTGTACCTGAAAGCATTTGTAACTCAGGACTTAATGTATGAGGTTTTACATTCTCTCCAGTTTCTAATCCTTCTGTATATGACTTGTCTAGCCCCATATCACTTAATCTAGTCCTAATATTATCTGTCATTAAAAAATAAGACATAGGATTCATGTAATTATTTTGCATAACTAATTGATTAGTATAGGATAATGAATCTTCTAAATTTTTAAATTCTGAAAGTTTATTCTTACCAAATTGAGCTTCTACAAGATTTCTAAAAAATCCAACATGAGTGTCATACTCATTACCCATACCAAATGCATCTTTACTGAATGTACCTTTCTCTATATTAATAGTATCGTATCTATCCCAAGTATCAGTTAACTTTTTACTAAAACCAGGAACATTATTTATTACGCCCATTACATCTTGATCTGCTAAAGGTATTTGATCAAAATTTCTATCAAAAAAGTTTCTATAAGCTGAATACCTACTAGCCAATGTCTCTAATATCTCTTTATACTCAAGTTTTTCTTGCTTATTAGTAGCATTATTATGTTTATCAAATAAAAATCTTAGAATACGTTTAAACCTTCCAGAGGCTTTAGTGCTTACAGGCATAGGAATACCTTGATAAATTCCTATAGTAGCATCATCTTTTGTAGGCATAGCATAGTCGAATAAGAATGCCATCCCATGCTCTCTAAACCCCTTATCTAACTCTTGAGCAAGTTTTGTCTCAATACTCATCATATCTCCATCAGGATTTTGCCTTAATTTACTTTGCTCAGATGTTATTAAAGTTAGATTTTTATAAGGAGCAGTTGAGCCCATACTATTATATTCATTATAATATTTAAATGCTAACTTTCTCATTTCGCTAATCTTATTAAAATAATTAGATAAATTTCCTTCAGGCTTATACATATCAGCTAAATTATGCAAAGTATACCATTGTATAGTGCCTTCTTCAACATCCTTATCTCTTGTAATATCAACCATTTTTAAAGACTCTAAATACTTAGATTGACCAGTATCTAGAAATTTTTTAGATAGTAATGGTTTTAATAGATTTTGTTTTTCTTCTATAATTTGACTTAATGCATTAACTCTTTTATCTTTTACTTTTTGAGGTAAACTTTTATCCCTAATTAACTTAGCTATAATAGACTTATAATATTTAATAACTTTAATATCATCATTGACATTTTTAACTAGTTTAGGTAAAATAGACTTCATTCTATCTATAGGATTTTTACCAAAGTCTTCTAAAGGACTTAATATCTCATAAGAAGCAGCCTCTAACTCTTGATAAAGCTCTCCTTGTAGTACAACATCAGTTTTGCCATCTTGACTATCATTTGCTAAAGGATTTCTATGGTATATTTCTCTATAAATTCTTTCTACAACTGAGCCTTGTGTCCCATTTGAAAGTTGAGTTTGCTCTGCATTAGTCTTAACTCCTTCTAAAAATGGGCCTCTATCTCTAGTAAACCACATATAAGTATGTTTACCTGACAAAGACTTTAAGTTACGCTCATTATAAACTTCTGCATCTAATTGATTAAGCTTCTCAGTATCATTCTTATCTTGATATTTTTTTCTATTCCTAGATGTCCAATATCTTTCTCTTTGCCCTGTTTTAAACATAGCTTGTACTTGTTCATTGTCACCATGCTTTCTTCTAACTGCTAGATAAGCACTTTTAGTTATATCACTTAAATGTCCACCAAAGTAATTAGAACTTATATCAATAACATCATTATAGTTTGGAGTTCTTTTTTGTCCAGTCTTATCATATACTTCAGTGCTTAATGTTAAAAGCTTTGAATGCTCTGACATAAGCCTCTTTATGACAGTTTTATCTTCAGAGGTCAAGTCTACTTCCTCGCCTGTAGTCTTATTATATTTTCTAAATAATCTTATTCTATTATTTTCAGGTCCTTTTGAAAGATGGATACCTTGCCTCTGCTGTAAAGACTCTACATCTTCTTTGCCTATAGATTTATCTTTAGTAGGGAATAGATATTCATTTCTCCATCCAGGTGCTTTATTAATAATATCTTTTGATACTCCTTTCCAATAGTCTATTATTAATTGAGACTCTAAAGCTGTTCTTTCAAAAAAGCTTGAATTATCATAATCAACACTTACTGTAAATTCATCACCATCTTTCTTGTACCTTAATAAATCATTCATACCACTTTCTTCATTTTTTACACCAAGCTCTGCGACATGATTAACTAGTCTAATTGTTTTTTGTACTATACCTATACCTGCACTTAACATTCTATTATTAGCATCAAATTGATCCCAATCATCATTATTTTGACCTAATGTCATTAATTGCATATCAGGTACAGATGGTTTATAATGATCAGGGTTAACAGTATTTACCCAATGTTTTTTAACTCTATCTATATGACTCCATGTGCCTTCATTCATCCCCCAAAAGAAATCTACTTCATCAAAATCATAGTCACCTTCAAATATATTTAATACATCAAAATCATTTACTATAGCAGTATTACCATGATCTTCTGATAAAAAATCCTTTAATCTAAGAATTGTTAAATCGTTTGGAGTAGTCCTAGGATATCTAGTAACCATAATTCCTATAGAAAAATCAGTTCCTAGCTCATCATTTAAAGTTTTTATTTGGTCATGTAACTCACCTAAAGCACCATTATCACTAATTTGCATCCAATGACTATCAAATTCTTTTGAGTCAAATTTATCACCAAGCTTTTCGTACATTAATTGCATTTGAGTTTTATAAACATCCTTTAAATCTTCAGCTTTACCATCTTTGTCTATAGCTTTAAGCTTTATATTCTCATTCTTAAAAGATATTGAACCTTCTCTTGCATTGTAAGGTAAAATAATTTCTCCTGGTGATATAGTAGTATCTTCTTTCTCACCTTTTCTTATAGTAGGATCTAAATCTCTAAAATGAAAAGACTGCTTAATTACAGACTTTCCTCCATAAGTTTCTCCTGTTGGAAGCTCAGAATGAGGACTCATTATTGGATCAAGAAATTGAGATTTAATATTATCAATTAAAACATTTTCCCCCATAGCTTCTACTGGACCTCCTATAGCTGCCCATTGTAGATGCATACCTAAGTTCTCTAACCCTTCAGGACTAGATTGCATATCTTCTAATGTAATACTAGGGTCAAGCTTTTGCATCTTTAGTAAAGCTATTCTTTTATACATGCTATCTCTAAGCA